GAGATGCAAGAGTACATTGACGGTACTTACAACTCTCACTACTCACACAACAAATTTCAAGCAACAGAATTTATCATGGACAGTGGACATGGTGAAGGTTTCTGTATTGGGAATATTCTAAAATATTCACAACGATACGGAAAAAAAGATGGCAAGAACAGAAAAGACTTGCTAAAAGTGATTCATTATGGTATAATGGCACTACACAATCACGATATGATGGAGAAATAATATTATGAAACTTAGTAATGATACAAGGGAAGTACTGAAGAACTATGCGTCTATCAATGCGAACCTTTTAGTGACAACAGGAAACAAGATTGCAACAATGTCTCAAATGAAGAACATTGTATCTACTGCAACTGTGCCTGATACATTTGATAGTGACTTTGCAATCTATGACTTGAACGAGTTCTTGTCTGCATTGTCTCTCTTCAATGACCCAGAACTCACGTTCAATGAACAGAGTGTTAGAATTGCACAAGGTGCTCAAGACTTGACGTACTTCTATTCTGACCCATCTGTTGTAACAACACCAAAGACAGAAATCACTATGCCGTCTGTAGATGCAGAGTTTACTCTGACCAAAGATACATTCAATCAAGTGATGAAAGCTGCGGCAGTTCTTGGTGCTCCAGATATGGTTCTGGATATTGGTACTGATAGTATTATGGACTTGCGTGTAAGTGACCGTAAGAATGATACATCGAATAGTTTCAGTATTGAAGTCGGTGCAGAAAGTCCAGCAAAGGGTAAGAAGTTCTATTTCAAAGTAGAAAATCTTAAACTCTTATCTGGTGATTATGACGTACAGGTATCTGAAAAAGGTATCTCACGTTTTAAGAATGTTAGTAAGGATGTTGAATACTACATAGCACTAGAGACTGCTTAATATGGATGATATATTATGGGTAGAGAAGTATCGGCCTCAGACGATTGAGGACTGCATACTTCCAAGTGAACTTAAGCAGACATTTCAACAGTTCGTAGACAACGAAGAAATTCCAAACCTGTTACTTACTGGCACTGCTGGTGTCGGTAAGACTACAATTGCAAAAGCAATGTTGGAACAGATTGGTTGTACTTACATGATGATAAACGGTTCGGAAGAATCTGGTATTGATATGTTACGAACTAAAATTAAAAACTTTGCGAGTACTGTTTCTATGGATGGTAAACGCAAGTACGTTATTCTGGATGAGGCAGATTATCTAAATCCACAATCCACACAGCCTGCGTTGCGTGGTTTCATTGAGGAGTTTAGTAGAAACTGTGGTTTCATTCTAACCTGTAACTTCAGAAATCGTATTATCGAACCTTTGCACAGTCGGTGTTCTACAGTGGAGTTTCGTATTCCAAATGCAGAGAAACCACAACTTGCAATGGGTTTTATGAAACGTGTACAATACATTTTGGAGAATGAGAATGTTAAATCGGATGAAAGAGTTGTGGCAGAACTTATCAACAAATTTTTTCCAGATTGGAGAAGATGTCTCAACGAACTACAAAGATACTCTGCAACAGGTACTATTGATGCTGGAATCCTCGTCAATTTATCAGACACTTCTATCAAAGAGCTCGTATCATTTATCAAGGATAAAGACTTCAAGAGTTGTAGAGAGTGGGTTGTTCATAATCTGGACAATGACCCTCATAGGATATATCGTAGGGTTTATGATAGTTTATCTGGCAATGTACCAGATAGCGCTATTCCTCACTGTGTTCTCATACTTGGGAATTATTCTTATAAGTCTGCCTTTGTCGCTGACCAAGAAATTAATCTCTTGGCTTGTCTCACGGAGATGATGATAGAAGTTCCTTTCAAATGAGTTACGAACTAAAGGAATATCTAAAGACTATCAACAAGACAAAAGAAAACCTCATGGAAGGTGAGGATGAAATGTGGGAAAAGAAGTATCCTGCTTTCATTATCAACAAATGTCTTGCTCCCACAGGTATGAAAGAATGTCTTCTTGTTAATGAGTTGAATGAACTTCACCACCTTGACAACAAACTACAATATGACTTTTTACTAAATAGTTTTAGGAGTATGAATAGATATGCTCCTTGGATGAAGGCGAAGAAGTCTAAAAACTTAGAGTATGTAAAAGAATATTTCGGATACAGTAACGAGAAGGCCAAGGCCGCTCTGGATGTTTTAGATGATGAACAAATCGCCCTTATAAAAAGTAAATTGAATAAAGGTGGAAGAAAATGAATGAAACATCGTGGAGTCCAGAGGAGATGTTGGAAGTCCGTCTGAATGAACCAGACGATTTCCTCAAGGTTAGAGAAACCTTGTCTCGTATTGGAGTTGCTTCTCGCAAAGATAAAACACTCTTTCAGTCTTGCCATATCTTGCATAAGCAAGGTAAATATTACATTGTACATTTCAAAGAATTATTTGCATTAGACGGCAAGGATACAAACTTGTCTGAAAATGATATTGCAAGAAGGAATACAATAACTAATCTTTTAACAGATTGGGGATTGGTGGATGTTGTGGGAACATCAAAAGTCGAGGCAGCACCCCTGTCTCAAATCAAAGTAATCAGTTTCAAGGAAAAGAATGATTGGAAACTTGAGACAAAATATAACATTGGAAAAAAGAAAGAAAGTGAGTAATTATGAAACCAGGCGATTACATTATGGAAGCGGCAAGGAAGCAAGCCGAAGGAGAAGTAGCGGTACATATCGCAAACATTAAAGTATACCAAACAATGCCTGCTGGTATCGGTGAGCATTCGGATGTAACAGAAGCAGTTATTGAAGAACTGAATAAACTTGCTGCGGCAGATGACAGACTTGAAATGATTAATAAGTACTTCAAAGAAGAACAAAAGAATCTTTTCTCTTGACAATCACACATTAAGGTGATATAACTATATTATGCGTTTTTATACTAATGTTGTCCAATGGGGCAATCAAATCCTCGTAAGAGAATACAAGAATGGTGAGAGACTTAATCACAAGGTTAAGTACTCACCAACTTTGTACGTTCCTGTCCAGAAAGAAACTGGATGGAAAACCCTTGACGGTAAGAATGTCATGCCATACAAACATGACACAATCAAGGGTGCAAAAGAATTTATCAAACAATATGAAAACCAATCCCATCTAGTTTTTGGATTGGATAGATTTGCATACACATATCTTGCTGACACATATCCAAACAATGTTGAGTGGGATAATGATAAGATTCTTGTGTGTACTATTGATATCGAAACACAGTGTGAAAATGGTTTCCCAGACCCAGAGAAAGCAGAAGAAGAGATGCTTTCTATCACTATCAAAAATCAGACAACCAAGAAGATTGTGGTGTGGGGTATTGGAGAATATCATACTGATAGAGAAGATGTAACATACATCAACTGTTCCAATGAGAACGAACTACTTGCACAGTTCATGAACTTTTGGGTTAGACATTATCCAGATGTAATCACTGGTTGGAACACAGAGTTTTTTGATATGCCGTTCCTTATCAATCGTGTGACCAAGGTTCTTGGAGAAGACCGAGCAAAAGAGTTTTCTCCTTGGGGTATTGTCAATTCACGTTCTGTTTATAATCATGGTAGACAACAACAAACCTATGATATTGGTGGTGTTGCAAACCTTGACTATCTTGCACTATATCACAAGTTTACATATTCCAGACAAGAATCATATCGTCTTGACCATATTGCTTTTGTGGAGTTGGGTGAAAAGAAGAATGAAAATCCATACGACACTTTCAAAGATTGGTACACAAAAGACTATCAATCATTTATTGACTACAACATCGTTGACGTTGAACTAGTTGACAAACTAGAAGACAAGTTGGGTATGTTGCAGTTGTTGTTCACTATGGCATATGAGGCAAAGGTTAACTACGAAGATATTTTCGGTACAGTTAAGTATTGGGATGTCATGATTCACAACTACCTCAAGAACAAGAAAGTGGTTGTGCCTCAAAAGTCATTCTCATCAAAGTCTGACAAGTATGAGGGTGCATATGTAAAAGAACCACAAGTTGGTCAACACAAATGGGTTATGTCGTTTGACTTGAACTCATTGTATCCACACTTGATTATGCAATACAATATGTCACCAGAGACACTTGTTACTGGCAACTACATGAAACTTGATGTCGATACGATGTTAAAGGAAACACCAATTGATATTCCAGACAGATGTACTATTACACCAAATGGTGCATTGTATCGAACTGACAAAAAGGGTTTCCTTTCAGAGATGATGCAAGATATCTATGATGACCGTATCATTTACAAGAAAAAGATGTTACAGGCAAAACAAGATTATGTTGACACCAAAGACCCCAAGTATCAAAAGTACATAAGTCGTTATCATAACATTCAGATGGCAAGAAAGATTTCACTGAACTCTGCCTATGGTGCGATTGGTAATCAGTACTTCAGATATTATGACCTTGCTATTGCAGAAGGTATTACAACTGCTGGTCAGTTGTCTATTCGTTGGATTGAAAAGAAGGTGAATCAGTATCTAAACAAACTGCTAAATACTAATGAAGATTATGTAATTGCATCTGATACAGATTCTATTTACGTTACATTCGATACACTTGTTGATAAAGTTAAACCAAATGACGTTGTTGGATTTCTTGACACGATTGCA